GCTAGGAAAAACACTAGGAAAATCAGCAACTTACGAAAGTCGCTTGACAGGCACTAGTCGTTTTGCTAGGATTGTTCTCGTCGGACGGCACAACGTCGTCCTTGCTAGGAGAAACATCATGGCAACAACATGGTCAAAGCATGCAAAGAAAGTAACCTTCGTGGTGGAGTTCACCGAATGCTCGAAAGGGGGGCTCTTAAAGTTTGAGGGTCCAATTGAAGGTAGCCTACCCGGATACACTCTAAACTGGAAACAGAACGCATACTTCCTTTTCAAAGCTCCACCGAAAGCGGAAACCAACGACGACGATGGGTTTGAGCTTACAGCGGAGGAAATCGAAGCAATCCGCAAGCGTCGAGCCGCTAAAGCTCGAGCTGCTAAAAAGACCTCCTGAGTCAGAACCCCACCGCAAGGTGGGGTTTTTTTGTGCCTGAAAATCTAAGCCGATTCCCCCCGAATAATGAGTTTTCCCGCCTCTCCACACCAAACATCAACAGAAACCTACTTCTCCTGCGCTCAGAGCAACGATCACACCATACCCAATAGGTAGGTAGCGGGTCGGCACAGCGCATCTCACACGCACAAAAAACCCGCCTTGCGGCGGGTCGGTTGGAGGTGGGAGCCATCCTTGGCTCCCGGCGGGGATCAGCCAAGCTTTCCAAGCTTGGCTATCAACTTCACTTTCTCTCTCGGGTACCAGCGGCGCGAACCTACCCATACTGCCGCATGAATTAGTTGAACCTCAAGTGGGGGGAGCTTCTCCCCATGGAACTTATAGTAGGAGGTCTCTCCGAACTGGTACGGGTTCCACCGTCTTTCGACGATGGTGTACCCCAAAGCTTTCATTAGCTCTGGTACGCAATCCTCGCAAATTTTCTCCCCATCAACTTTCCGCTCGAAAGCGGAAAGAATTTTTTTACCATTCTTAACAGCGACTGGACCACCGATAACTTCTATTCTCACAACCATGATAAATCTCCTCAAGAACCAGCAATGCCGCTGGTGGGCGTCGAGAGCTTGCTTGCTTTCGATGGTTCCCATAGTACTAGCAGTTTAACTAAATGTCAAGTCTTTTTGCTAGTATTTTAGCTAATAATTGCTGTAAAAGGTAGCATCCAGCCCCACTAGCCCGTTCTTTTTTTATTATTAAAAGATATTTAGCGCCTACGAACCAATCCCCCCCGAAATATTAACGTAGTTAACCACTATATAAGCAGAGAAATAAGAACTAAATAGCAGACAAAAGAAACCCGCCTTGCGGCGGGTTCTCTGTTACTTGGTGGGTGGGCAGTGTTCTCTGCCCTGATATGGGGGCCAGCCCCATTCGCCGTTTGAGGCGTCCCACTCAGCTACCATGTCGCAGTAGATTTGGTGACTCAACTCCGGTTCATCCGGTCCTTCAGGTAGGAGGCTGGTTAGGATTAAAACTACGCCGATACCGAAAATAATAATGCGGGTGTTCAAACTCATGTCGTATCTCCTCAAGGTTAAAAGGTGGGAGCCATCCTTGGCTCCCGGTGGGGATCAGCGTGGCAAGAAAGTCCCGCCGTTCATTATGTAGCACTTCCGGATTTTTCGAGCGGTCTTCCGGTGGACCCGGACCAAGTTCCCTCTCCTGTCCGCCGACAGGACTAGCCCGTTCTCGTTTAGCCAGTAGAGGCGGGACTTTGTGGTGAGTAACTTGTACCGCTTGTTCTTAAGGGCCTCCGCTCGCTCTGGGGGCAGTTCCTTGTAATCGACCCAACCACCCCAAATCCCAATGCTGATATAGCCGTAGTTGTAGCTCATGATAAATCTCCTCAAGAACCAGCAATGCCGCTGGTAGGCTCGAAAGCTTGCTTGCTTTCGATGGTTCCCATAGTACTAGCAGTTTAACTAAATGTCAAGTACTTTTGCTAGTATTTTACCTATCCAGCATGTAAAGGGTAGCCTTTGATACTGTAAAGATGAACAGTAGGGGGGTCGGGGGGAGGGGGGCACATGGACATAGAAATCCGATGCCCCCCGGTATATAAATAAAGCTCGTAATCCACAACCCAAAATTCCACCACTTGACACTCTGTCAAGTCCCCAAAACCCAACCAACCTCGCCCAAAAAATTTCGCCCCCACATTCTCAGCACTTGACACTCTGTCAACCTAAGCAATCCCCCTTGACGCGCCCAAAGTCCTAGCTATACTGCAAGCATGGACAGATCAGCGATTAACCACACCAAGTGGACAGACCGACTAGCCTTCGACATGGCCCTCCTGCTGGAAGGCAGTGGGGAGACGGCTGCTGAGGTGATTGCCCGTCATGGTATTAGCAGCAACGAGTTGCTGATCTTCCAAGCAGACCCGGTGTTCAAGCTCAAGATCAAGAGCTACAGGGAAGAGATCAAGACCAAAGGCATGACCTTCAAGCTGAAGGCGCGTGCGCAGGCTGAAGAGTTGCTGACGACCTCGTGGTTACTGATCCACGATCCATCTGTGGCACCCTCCGTCAAGGCTGACCTGATCAAGTCAACGGTGAAGTGGGCAGGGCTGGAACCCAAGAACGAACAGGAGATCAGCACAGGTAATGGTGTCTCCATCACCATCAACCTTGGTCCCACCAATGATCCGTCTTCCGCTGTCACCATGACAGCCGAGTATGACGACGAGATCGAAGACGCTGACTACATCGAATACGAAGACGACGACGCTGCCTATGGAGATTAACTACACACCCCCTCCTACTGGTAAGAAGTTTATGGCGTGCGACGCCAAGATGCGTGCCCTGATGGGTCCAGTCGGTTCGGGCAAAAGTGTGACGTGCAGCTTCGAGGTGATCCGTCGTGCCAGTATGCAGGCACCCAACGCGCAAGGCATACGCAAGACTCGGGCGGCTGTGGTGCGTGAGACAGCAAGACAGCTTCAGGACACCACGATCAAAACCTTCCTTGACTGGTTCCCTCCGGGCGTTTGTGGTCACTTCATGAAGACGACCAAGACCTACTTCTTCAAAGTGGGTGACGTGGAATGCGAAATCATGTTCCGCGCTTTGGACGACGCAGACGACGTGGCAAACCTCAACTCCCTCGAACTGACGTTCGCATGGTTCAACGAGTGTCGGGACATTCACCCTGATATTGTCGATGCTATGTCCAAGCGGATAGGACGCTTTCCGTCCAAGAAAGACGGTGGTCCGACGTGGCATGGGATGTGGGGCGATACCAACCCACCGACGATGGATACGTGGTGGTACTACCAGATGGAGCACCTTGATCCGAGTGACGGGGTGTCACCCAACAACAACGGCTGGGCGGTGTTCAAACAACCGTCAGGGCGCAGTCCCTACGCCGAGAACATTGAGAACCTGCCCGAAGGGTACTACGACACCCAAGGCAGAGGCGATGAGTACATCCGGGTCTACATCGACGGGGAGTATGGGCTGTCGTCCGCAGGGATGCCGATCTACAAATACTTCCGACCGGATTACCATATGGCGTCCGCGCCCATTATGTTCTCAGCCAACGGTGTGCGCCCCGTCGTCATCGGCATGGACTTGGGGCTGACACCCGCAGCGGTCATCGGACAGCAAGACCCACGAGGTCGGGCGCTTATTCTTGACGAGTTGGTGAGTTTCGACATGGGCATTCAACGCTTCTGTCGGCAGGTGCTCAAGCCGTTGATCTACGAACGCTTCGCCAGTTCGCCCATTCTGATTGTGACGGACCCGGCAGGGGTGCAGCGAGCACAGACTGACGAGCGCAGCGCGATTGACATAATCAAAGCCGAGGGGTTGAAAGTGTTCCCGGCGAGGACCAACAGCGTCACGGCAAGGATCAGTGCCGTGGATGACTTCCTCATGCGGCAGGTGGACGGCGATCCAGCGTTTCTGGTGGACCCGCGATGCACACGGCTCAAAGCTGCCATGATGGGCGGCTATCGGTACAAACTCAAACAGCCTGACACCATCGAGAAGAACCAGCACAGCCACATTGCCGAGGCACTTCAGTACCTCATGCTCCACATAGGCAGCGGTGGCGGGGCTGTGGCGACACAGCGGCGGGAGATCGTTCGAGTTGCTAACGCCGGATGGACGTGATATTTTGACGGCTCTAGTATCTCCTCAGTTGGTATTACCCGGTAGCCCGCGCTACCGGGGATTTTTTGCGTCTTGACAAAAGTACTGTATACTGTGTTAATAGGTGTACAACTTAAGCAGGGGGTGTACAGATATGGCAACTGGGCAAATGAAAAGGATGGAAGGCAAGCGTGAAGAGCCTACTAAGCGTAGAACGTCTTCCGGTGGACAGATGAGAAGGATGGCAGGCAAGCGTGAAGAACCTACACGCAGCGGGGTAAAGTCATCTGGGCAAATGGGACGGACCAAAAGGGTTACTGCTGGTAGTGCTTCAGCACCGACCAGAGCCTCGGCAGCACCAACTAAGCCAGCAGCACCAACTAAGCCAGCAGCACCAACTAAGCCAGCAGCAGCAGCAGCTAAGCCAGCACCAACTAAGCCAGCAGCTAGTACGATTGGATTCCAAGGTTCTGGGCTTGCAGGATACGGTGTAGGCGTGCCAACAGTATCTGAAGCAGCACCTGAGCGAAGGAGGCTTCGGCAAGACAAACCTTCTGGTACGTTTACACCTGCTAAGGTGTCGATACCCAAAATGGCTAAAAAAGTGAAGAAGTCTTTTAGCCCTAAATCACGGTAACGAGACGTAAACTATGGCTGGACTGACGTTTCTCAGAGTCGTACCGAACAACGAGATTGAGCGCCAAGAGCGCGAGGCAATCGAGGCGGCGGTGTCTGAGCGTCAGAACCAGCCAGTCATTCTGGGCTTAGCGTCCTACCTTCGTCGGTGTTGGGACGTGGCTCAGATGGCGAAGAAGCCTCTTGAGTACGAAATGCTGCGTGCGATGCGCCAGCGCAACGGTGAGTACGAAGCGGACAAGCTCCAGCAGATCAGGGCGCAAGGCGGCTCTGAAGTGTACATGCTGCTGACCGAAGTGAAGTGTCGTGCAGCGGAGAGTTGGCTTCGGGATATCCTGTTGGATCAGGGCACCCCTCCGTGGGACTTGCAGCCGACGCCTATTCCTGACTTGTCACCACAACAGGAAGGTGCGATCCAAGAGCGATTCGCCAATGCGGTGTTGAACGTCGTCCAAAGTACGGGAATGGCACCGAACTCCGCTGAAATGGCATCCCTTAAGGAGATGCTGGCGCAGGATTACCGCTTTGAACTCATGCGTGAAGCGCAGAATCGCGTGGATCGGATGAAGGATAAGATCAGCGATCAGTTCGCACAGGGTGGTTGGGGCGAGTCATTTGACGCCTTTATCACCGACATGGTGACATTCCCATGCGCGTTCATGAAGGGACCGATTGTACGCAGACAGCGTAGGCTCGGATGGGCACAGGGACAGGACGGACGGGTTCAGGTTGACGTACAGGAACGGCTTGCACCGGAGTATGAACGGGTAGACCCCTTTAGAATCTACCCGGAGCCGGGGATCACCAACATCAACGATGGCTATTTGTTCGAGCACCACCCCCTGACTCGAATGATGCTGGCTGACTTGATTGGTGTCCCCGGCTATGACGAGGATGCAATCCGCAAAATCTTGGATGAAGGCGCTGGATCATCGTGGATCAGCGAAGATGTAGAGTTGATCAAGGACGAAGAAGAGCGGAAATACTACTCTTACATGCGTCCGACAGAGATTTTCGACGCTTTAGAGTTCTGGGGGAAGGTGTCAGGCAAAATGCTCCGCGAATGGGGTATGACAGCCGAAGAAGTCCCCGATGAGGCGCAGGAATACGACGCAAACGTCTGGCTGATCAACAACTACGTCATCAAAGCAGTGCTGAATTACGACCCATTGGGCGAAAAACCCTACACCAAAACGTCCTATATCAAGCGTCCGGGCGCGTTTTGGGGGTACAGCATCCCCAAAGTACTCGAAGACCTGCAAAACATCTGTAACGCCGCTGCACGCGCCTTGGTGAACAACATGGGCGTGTCTTCCGGTCCACAGGTTGAGGTGAACGTCGAGCGTTTGCCGCCAAACGAAGACCTGACACAGATGTATCCGTGGAAAATCTGGCAGACCATGAACGATCCGATGGGATCGAGTGCGCCAGCAGTCCGATTTACCCAGCCGAACAGCAACGCCAGCGAGTTGATGGCGGTCTACGAGAAGTTCAGCAGGCTTGCAGACGAACATTCTGGCATTCCGGGCTATGTTTATGGTGATTTAGACGTACAAGGGGCTGGACGTACATCCTCTGGTTTGTCTATGCTTATGGGTGCTGCTGGAAAAGCGATCAGGCAGGTTGTCGCACACATCGACAACGACGTAATTCGCCCGATTGTGCAGCGCCAGTTTGTGTTCAACATGCGCTATGACGATGATGAGTCGATCAAAGGCGATGCGGAAGTAATTGCGAAAGGTGCGGTGAACCTTGCGACCAAGGAAACGGTCAATGTTCGCAGACTGGAGTTCCTGAACGCCACGGCGAATCCGGTTGATATCGAGATTCTTGGCAAGAGTGGCAGGGCAGCGATCCTTCGGGAAGTTGCCAAAGGACTTCAGATGCCTGTTGATGACTTCTTCCCGAGTAAGGAGAAGGGAGACTTCAACGATGCCCTTGCTGCGAAAGCAATGCCGCAGCAGGCGCAAGCCCCGGTGCCGACCCAACCGGACGGGAGTCCCAAGGGCGGCAGAGAGGGGAATACGGTTAGCAGTCGTGTGAGTGGGCAATGATCAGGCCGGATGATCAGGCAGTCAAGGCGATAGGAGCGATGGTGCGCCAACACCCCGAGGCACTTGCTTGGGTGGAGAGTTGGTACCGCCATGAACTTGAGAACCTACCACACGCAATGAATACACCTGCGCTTTGTCAGGGGCGGTGTCAGGTGTTGGGAGAACTGGTGAAGTTCTTCCGTGAAGCCCCATCAATGGCGGCAAAGCGATAGCAGCCGCTGATTACGCATACCGATAGGAGCGTGCAACATGGCAATGCCTGAACAACTTCGTAAGCAGCTTGAGGACGTGAACAAGTACTACTCCAAGCAGGGTGAGGCAGAAGCCGACACGCCTGAAGAAGAGCCAGTAGCGAGTGAGTCCGACGAGGATGCAGAAGTTGACAACGAGTCCACAGTAACTGGGCATACTGAGGACACCAAGTCTGAAGATGAGACGGTACTACAGAAGTATCGGACGCTTCAGGGTATGTACAACGCCGAAGTCCCGAGGCTGCATCAGCAGAACAAGGACTTGAACGGGCGGGTGCAACAGTTGGAGCAATTGCTGGCGTCGATTTCGTCGCAACCAGCCAGACAACAGGAACAGTCAGTCGCTGCTGAGAAGTACATTACGGAGACTGACATGAGTGAGTACGGTGATTCCATTGACGTAATGCGTCGGGTGAGCCGCGAGGAACTTACGCCTGTTGCACAGCGGATTGCGAAGATCGAAAAGATGCTTGAGCAGATGCAGACCAGCGTCGTGCCGAAGCTCGAAAACGTGGCAAAGCAGCAGGCAGTGTCGTCAGAACAGCGGTTCTGGGCAGACCTGACAGCAGCAGTGCCTAACTGGAGAGAAGTCAACGACAGCAAGGAGTTTCAGGCTTGGCTGTTGGAAACAGACCCCCTCTCTGGGTACACACGGCAGACGTACCTTGAGCAAGCGCAAAACGCACTGGATGTGAATCGCGTGGCGCAGTTCTTCAACGTATGGCTTGGCGACACAGGCAAAACCAACGCAGCCCAATCCAATCGTCGGACTGTTTCATCCGAGTTGGAGAAGCAAGTCGCCCCCGGACGCGCACGAGGCGCAGGGGCGCAATCCAAAGGAGAAGCCAAGAAGTACACGACTGAGGATATCCGACAGTTCTTCAAGGATTCCGCAGGCGGTAAGTACAAAGGGCGTGAAGCAGAGCGTGACCGGATCGAGCGAGACATTTTCCTCGCGCAACGTGAAGGTCGTATAGTGTAATTAGCGAGGTGACTTATGTCGTATCCAGTCGTTTCAGGCCGCCCCAACTATAGCGGCAACTTTATCCCAGAAATTTGGTCTGGTAAGCTGATCGAGAACTTCTACGACGCAACCGTACTGGCTGCGATCAGCAACACCGACTACGAAGGTGAAATCCGTAACATGGGCGATACGGTCAACATCCGTACCACCCCTGAGATCACCATCCGTGACTACGTTAAGGGTCAGACCCTGACTGTCGAAACCCCTGACAAGCCCAAGATTCAGCTTGTTATCGACAAGGGCGAGTACTTTGCGTGCGTCGAAGACGATATCGACAAGATTCAGACCGACGTGAACCTGATGGATACTTGGTCTAAGGACGCTTCCGAGCGTATGAAGATCAAGATCGACCAGCGCGTTCTGACTGATCTGCTGCCCGGTATCGGTTCCTTCAACAAGGGTGCCACTGCTGGTGAGCAGTCTGCGTCTTACAACCTCGGTGTAGCAGGTTCCCCCCTGACTGTAACCAAGGACGGAGCCAGCGCCACTACTTCTGTCATCGACCTGATCGTTGACCTTGGTACTGTGTTGGACGAAGCCAACTGCCCTGAAGCCGGTCGCTTCCTTGTCATCCCTGCCAAAATGGCTGGTCTGATCAAGAAGTCCGAACTGAAGGATGCCTCCCTGACTGGCGACGGAACCAGCGTCGTGCGTAACGGTCGTCTGGGTATGATCGACAGGTTCACCCTGTA